AATGCATTAGCAGAGACTGTTGCTGACATTCTTCCAAAGTATATAGATGTAGGGTTATTTTTTAAAGCCTCTGATGCACTAGATGCAAAGAGTTTCAAACAAGTTTTAAATTTTACATCTTCAATGTCTTTTGGATCTTCTATTATTTTAAATGGATTTTCTTCAATAATACTTTTTAATTCTAATAAATCTAACATAGAATTTTTCTTAAGTTCCTTCAATAACTGTATTGGTCTTATATGTGCCTCTATTCTAATTAATCCACCTAATGACATATCAGTTTGCTCAATATCGGCTAAAGATTCAACAATATCTCCTTTAATTATCTTATGAGATGAATAGAATAATCTTTTTTCATCTTTAGTTAAAATATTCCATTTTTTATAAATTTGATAATTATAAAATTCAGGACCAAATGATAACATTAATGCAGGATCAAATATAGGATATCTACCCATGTGATATGGAACATTCTCTAAATTAATGTAATTCACACCACCATCATATGTATGATATATACTTTCACAATACCTTCTATTCATTAATTGAGATATGTAATATATTTCTAGTGTGCCTCCATTTTCAACTAATTGTCTTGAAGATATATAAGATTCTTTAACCATTTTGTAAAATGAATCAGTATTTGGAGGGTGCACAGAGGAAATTGCAAACTTTATTAAAGTTGGGAACATTGTCATGTTACTAAAAAATACTGAATTAAATTCACCTATTATTGCTGATATACTTGATTTTGATTTTGATGTTCTACAATTAAATAATAATTCAGCTATTTCTTGACATCTCATAAATAATTTTATTCGTAACTTGGAGGTTCTCATATTTTTAATACGTAATGATTGAACTGTAAATGAATCATCTGAGGATACTAAATCAAAATGATCATTAGGTTCATGTAGACTAGCCCTTTTGAGAACTCTAGAATATAATTCATCTCTAAATGCTATAAGAGCCATATGTAAATAGGATGAAGTATAATGCAAAATACCTTGTCCCATATTAGACTCATTATCAAAATATAATTTTTTTGTATTTAATGTTTCCATTTTCTTTTGTTGTAATAAATCATTAAACTGATGTTGTTTAGTGTTTTGTGGATCACTAAACCAAACATCAATTAATTTTTCTGGATACAAACATTTTTTATTCTGATGTTGAATTAATATGTGACAAATAAAATTAAACATTTGAGGTGCTTGATTTTTAAATCTAGTAAAGAGATATAAAAACTGAATTGGTATGAATGAAGGTCCCCATCTTGATTTATCAAAGTTATAATATAATAAAAACCTTTGATGTTTCAACGTTCTAGCTTCTAGTAAATGTGACTTAATCATGTTCAGTTTTATCCCTCCATGGGTTAACATTTCTCTCTCATCCAGTTGACACATATTTCTAGACACTGTTTCTAAAATATTTATTATAACTCTTTTCTGAATACTTAAAATTAGAATTTCTCTAGGACCTCCAATTTGATTTTTCTTGAAAACTTGAAATTTAGTAACATCATTTTTATATTTATGTAAAACATCAAATGAATTCATGCAATCTTCTTTAAGAAGATTCATCACACCATTAATACATCTATGCCTTGAGTTTTGTCTTGATACAGTTTCATCATACAATTCACGTTCATTAATTGCAGATGATTTAAAAGTTGCAAATTCATCTAAAGTTTTATTAACATTGTTATTAGTTGATTGAGAGAAAAAAACATTACTCATATCTGCTTCATTCCTTCTTAAATATAAGATAGAACCAATTTCTATTGCTTTTTTTGAAAATTGGTGAGTCCTACCATCATTAATAATCATTTTAGCAAATTCAGTATCGTTCATATCATTTCTATAACCTAAATGATTATTTTCTTTTTTTATCTCATCTTTCTTCATCTCACCTTCCAGCATTTTATCAAGAATCTGCATTGATGCATGTGTTGGATCATCTTGATCTTTATTAAATAACATAGTGAAATACATTTCACACAATGTCTCAGAAAATTCAACAAAGCTACTTTTTGGAGATTCAATGAATAACCTTGGTAATTTTATTACTGATCCACCTTTTCTTTCATCAAATGTTTTTGAAGATGGATCAAAAAGAATTTTCCCAAATCTAATTGACTCACCAACTTTAAAATTTTGCATTTTTTCTATATATTTAACCATACATTTAATATAATATAACTGTAGAGGTGATCTAATAGGTTCAATGACTTTATCCATGACACTTTTATAATATTTAACTATAGAAACTGATGTCATAATTAGATAACGTGAATGCTGTAATGTTTTTGAAGTTGATCTTTTATCTTCCATGAATGTCATTATTATTAAACCAAGAGTATTGGTATTATCTCCTTGGACATTGTCAAATATAGTTGAGTGGGGTTTCAAGGATTCAATATCATCTAGTGAATTAGTCCTATATCTAGATTGTAAAACAGAATAATAACTCATCAGTATTTTATCATAACATCTAAGATAATGACTTAATCTATGTGCATCAGTGCTTAACCATCTTGTAGTGAATAATGTTCCAATTGATCTTAATGTTTTAAATGCTTGTGGAAATGGACACTCTGTATCACTAATCAATGAGTTATCAATTAACACTTTAAACCAAAGAGTTGGTGTTATTTCTGAAGCTTTTAGTTTAATTCCAGGATATAATAAAATAAAAACACCATCAATACCTGTATTTTTTAATAAATATTTATGTGATCTATCTTTCCTTAAAACATTTATATTAATTTCTCTAAAGATTGATTGACAAATTAAATCATATTTCAAACCTCTACAAGTTAAATTAGTTAACTTACTGCAATCCTCATTAAAACTTATTTTTGATAATCTTGGTAAATCATCTACTAACCATTTAGATAAATTATAAACATAATCAACATCTGTATTATATTTAAGATTGTATTGTCTATCCTTTTTTTGTGCATTTAAACAATCTTCATCTAATTTTTTCAAAAACTTTTTCCTCCCAGGACCTTCTATTGCTATTACTCTAGCATCACTTTCAGTTAAATTCACTTTTGATGATAAATAATTTTTCCCGTTTTTTTCAGTCTTATTACGATTGGGATCATAATAATCTTTAACTAGATATTTGCCTATTGCAGCATGCACTGAATCATTTGATTCAGCTAATTTTGAAGCTGTTGCAAGGCAACTAGATAAATCATCCAATGTTGATCTATGACTAGCTTCATTAATTTCAGTGAAATTACTCATCTCAATATAAGGTAATGGGAAAATTGATTTAAGGTGTTCATCTTGAGGAAATTTATCAAACCCATTTATAAAAGTTTTTTCATCAAAACCTTCATCTTTTTCTAAAGATGATTCTTTTGATATTGCAATGTCAATAAGAGAATCAATAAAACCATTATCTTCTGTAGTCAAATAAGATTTAGATTCTGAGTTCAATAATTTAATTAAATCAGCATCTTGATGAAAACATTTATTTTCATTAGATAAATGAGTTGTAACAACATCATCAATAGTGAACTTAATTGTCTCTTCTTTTTCAATATAATTGAAGAATTGTCTCAACCAGACTCCACCCATCTCAGTATTATGAGTAATCCCTAATAATCTATTTGTATTATTACAAATTAAAGAAATTTGTTTTAAAGCAACATCATTCATTTTATGAATTGTTTTTAATCTATCAGCTGATGAGTAGACTGCTTTTGGATTAATAACTATAATCTCATAATCAACTGGTTTTTCATTTTTCCTGAGGAAGTATAATAATAAAGCATATTTACCTTCTTTCTTAACATATGCATCAGGCAAAGTACTAACAGTTAATTCAATTATTTTAAAACAACCATTTTTATATTCAAATATATCTGGAGTTTGATTTTTAATTTCATTAAAAAATTTCATATCTTTAAAATCTATTTTCTGCTCATTTAGAATTTGTGTGAGAGATTTTTCCCCAAATTCAAAACCTCTAACATCACAAATTATTGCATGAATTAAATCATGTCTTGTTTTATAAATTGATGTATATTGTTCATAATCTTGAATCGAATGTATTTCTGGTTCTATTTCACCTAGTAACAATCGTGTTACATGATCATATTTTCTTTCTGTTTTTAATTTTGTTAGATTCATTTTGTTAATAATTAAA